GAATGCGGACTCCGCGTCGCATGGATACTCTCCAGAATAACAAGTATAGGTCAAACCAAAATCAGCATTTAACTTTACTCCTTCTTCGATTATTTCCTTTTTAGACATTTTAATAAGAGGAGCTTTAACTGTAATTCTATTTTCTCTATTTAAAGCAGTTACATTATTAATCTGCTCAACAAACTCTTGCGAGCCATCCCAGTATCCAGCTAAACTATCTGCTTGAGCTGCACCGTACCAAACTTCATCAGCTCCTACAGCTTCAGCATGAGAGCAGATCATACTAAGAAACATTAAATTACGAAAAGGTACATATGACTTAGGCTGAGCTTCACCCATAACATCTTTAACATTTGGCGTATCAATATCATCATTAGTTAATGACGATGTAGGGGCTATATCTTTAATAAATTTAGTATCTAACTTAGTATTGTAAAATTTTACTTTATCGTAATGCTTTTTAACATGAAATAGTTGGTCTACCACTTTATCTAGCTCACGATTATGCCGTTGATTATAATCAAAAGTAACAGTATAAACTTCATCAGCTATTTCAGCTGCTTTATGTAGCAATACAACAGAGTCCATTCCTCCGCTTAATGTTATTACAATTTTTTTAACCATTTTTCTTACGATTATTTTTTATTGCTTTATCAATTTTAGGAGTAACCATTACACCGACTACTTCATTATATACCATTTTACCGCTCGATCGTCCCATTATTTTTCTTTTAGTAGGATTAGCAGCTCTGATATCCGCACCTTCTTTTACTTTTTTACTCATACTTTATTATAGAAATGTTCCCATATTTTTTCAAAATAGTAGTGCATTATTGTCAATGTAATAGATATAACAAAACCAAAAAAAGTAGCATGCCAATCTCCAAACCATAACCTGCCAAGTAATGTACAGAAAACAATCGACAATACCCGCCATACAATGACTTTAATAAACGCTTCATCTTCATATAATTTTTTTTTCATATTATGATTCAAATGATTCAAGATCGGCTACTTCGTCTGGTATGATTTCTTCACCACTATCAGAATTATTACTATATTTCCATTCCTGCTTAACCTTCTCTTCTATTACAGGAATAATTGTTTTGTCCCAAAGTTCTGTATCGTCTTTCCACTTACTATAATATCCAAGTTTATCTCCATTAGGTAGTTGGTATGTTGATCCTGTTTGAATTACAACACCTAACCCGACAGCTAAATCTAATAAACCAAAATACTTGTGAAGACCTTTATCGAATGATAGGTACATCTCTCCTTGCAAATATTGTTTTACAAAACGATTTTTTACAGTCAAAGCTCTTAATATTACACCAGAATAATTTTTCTGCCCTACAGCTAACTTACCATCAGTATTTTTATCTTCTTTAACTGGTTTACGAGCTAATTGAATAGTTACAGAAGGTAGATAGACAGTAGCGGTACCACCAGGCATTGCTTTAACTAATGATGGAAATAATGCTGCAGGATCCTCATAGATATGATTAGTAGCAAGAATAGTAGTTTTAGTTAGACCGGATAATTGAGTACAAGTTCTGAGAAGGCTCTTCATAGCTTTAGCTCTACTACCCATATCAGCACTTACATTACCTTTATCCATTCTGCCAATCTGTAATTGACTTTCCATATTACCTAAAGAGTCAATAGCAATAATAAATTTACCTTCTTGACCTTTTTCTTTTACCTTAGTTAAAAAATCATATATAGTATTTCGGCATTCTTCAATACTAAAAACAGGTACATATTTAACTTTGCTTGTATCGAGTCCTAACGCAGCAGCACCGTCTTGATCAATAGCATTTTCACTATCGAATATAACAGGTATTAGTCCTTCTTTTTGAGCATTAGCTAGAATTTTTTGAAGTATAAATGACTTACCAGTCATACTCGGACCAGCTAAAAGTGTCATTCTATTTTTTGGTATACCTCCAAAAAGAGACCCGGAAACTATTCCGTTAAGTACCATCGAACCGGTATCTAACCAACCATCAACATTACTGATTGCGCTTTCGTTTAAAAAAGAAGCATAAGGATTTTTCTTATCAATTACCGATAAAATATCGTCTATATCTTTACTCATACTATTATTATAGTATATCGTTCGTATCTTTCAACAGTTTTTTTATCTTATTTGAAATATAATTACTCTTCCATTTATATTCTTCAAAAAACTCTTTCCAGCTAACCATAACTTCGCGAACCAATTCGAGCTTATCATTGTTTAAATTGTCTTGGGTTTTTTCCCCGTACTTTATTGCTTGTATAAATGCGTTATTAATAACTTCAAAATCGGTTAAGTCAGATACCTCCCCTGCAGGGGGCTGAATTACTGTAGTTGGTTGTTGTTCTAAAGTTTCAAGCTTTGCTTCGAGTTCTGAAATATTTTCTTTTAATGAATTGATCTCGGCATCTTTTTCTAAAACAATCTTATGTATAACTTGGTTTGCTTCGTTTCGTACACCTTCTGTAATTTCTACACGAGCTTTTTCAACTGCGGATTCTATATTTTTTTCGAAGTATGATTTATTTTCATTAGGTATGTGAAAGGTTTTCATACTATAATCTGGTGAATCACTCATAAATTTATTTATTTAGAACAAAAAAAAAGCCAACTTAAGTCAGCTTTTAGTCAGAAGATTGGGGAGGAGCTACCTCCCCGGTCTTCCTAGATATATAACGGGATTTACTCTTTACCCGCATCGCCTGAGCTGCAACGCCTTGCAGCTAACCTTATAGTAGTTACATCCTGCGAACTCGGTTTACTCTGTATAGCTATCTCCACTTGGCCGTCACTATCGAGCTCCGATACTTTACCCACCTATAAGCAGGGGTTGTTCGGTCATATATATCTTAAATTGTTTTTAATCGTCAAATAGTTTAATTACTTCTGGATCTGATTCGCTAGCAGCTCCTTCTGGTACTGGATCAGGTTGCCCAGCAGGTACTAATGACGGGTTAACAACCTTGTCATACTGCTCAACAATACGCGGATCAATTTCGAAATCTTCTCCTACTGCAATACTACTCTTACTATATGTAAAGTTAGAATTACGGTCATCACCCTTCGGTACTATAAACTCAGCAAAAAATAATGGAAACAACTGTACCGCCATTTGACCATTTTGCTGTTGCTGAACTGAAATCATTACAGGATTTTTAACCGTAATGGTACAGTCTGTTTCTGCAGCCTTTACTCCAAAAAGAGTACGGCCGGCGTTATCGATAAATGTTGTATAATTTGTGTCTGACATAATATTATTTTATAATAACCTACGCTAAAGGCAACTAGTTATTTTGATATATTTTAAAATTAACTTAATAGTTCAAATAAATTTGTCTGTACGGCGCTTCCAGGCCTCTGAATACCCCAGTCGACATTATCATAAAAACGCTCAATAGCAGAATAGATAATCTTTTCGAACATAAGCTCATAGTCCATCTTAAATTTTGTAGTAAACTCTTTCGGTAGATAGTATTTAAAAGCAATATTACCTATATTATACGGGTTAGGCTTTTGTACATAAAAATACCTAACTTTATCACCGCTGCCTATCTCTTCATATTCTTTATCAATATTAAATTTTTTCAGTAAAAGGTTATGATAGTAAGCAGCTTTTACGTGATTAGGCATACCTTTACACGTTTTAAATTCGTCACATTGATTCGAATATTTTTCATAACCTTTAATGCCGGAAACAAACGCAATGTCTTCAATCGGCAACTCTTTAAACTTTTTATATGTTTCGTTCAATATAGCATTAGTCTCGCTCACATCTTGGGTACTGAGCATAGTTTCAATAATGCGCTTTACATAGGGTTTAATAGCATCTGGCATAGTACTGCGGACAACTTCAACCCCTGTGTATTTGAACTTATTAACAGGTATACCCTCATCGTCAAGCACTCTAATTACATAACGTTTTTTCTGCAAGAAAACACCTACATCAGCAATCATCTCTCGCTTAAAAACAAAACGACAATCTTTAGAATTAAGAGCTTTACCACCCCATACCTTAATTTCATCATTTAAGAAGTCTTCAATATTTTGAACTTCATCATGCAGTTCTTTAGTTAGATTGCCTTCCTCATCAACAAAGTCAATATCTGTATTTTGTATAATATGTTTAATTGAAATATACGAAGAGTCAGTATCATTATAAATTACACTATCGTTAAGTTTAGTTACATCGTCAATACCTACTCTTTTAGTTATATATTTCTTAAGCAGCTCATTTGACATTTTAATAACAGCTTGACCAGTGAGCGTAATCGATGAAGCTATATCGTCATCACCAAACGGTGCATTTTTATTACCAAAATACCCGTAAATAGAATTAATAAAAATCTTAATACAAAGTTGCTTAGAATCTAATTGATCAATTTTAACCTTAGTTTTAGGGTCTTTAGTTTTTGAATATTGAAGTCTTAGTTTATTTAACTCTTTCTTAATCTCGACCCGCTTAGAATAGTACTCATCAAGAATCTCAGGCATTACACCTTTACGCTTTTGAGTAAATAAAACATTTGCTCTACTAATAGCTATTTCTTCTTCTTTTATAAATTTAACAAACTTATCCATAGTCAAGGTAAAGGTTTTTCCATTTACGTGTCGGATAGTTACGTCATTGTCTGTCTTATCTTCAATCTTTGCTACCTTAGTTTCCGGAGACATATTTAATGATATCATCACATTCGGATATAGCGAGTTAGCGTCAAACGAAATAATATTTTCTTGAAAGCCTTTCAAAGGTTCGCCGACATAAGCTCCAGGATTTTTACCAGTATCCTCATGCCGTATAAAAGTTGGTATACATTGATTACGTCTACGACCTCTAATCGCAGTTGCTCCATTAATAACAGATAGCGCACCCATTGCAGCTTCAAAACTAGTTAGACCCGAATAAGCCAGCATTCGAATAAGGTCTACATACTTTAACTTTACATCTAAGTTTTTAAGCAATCTAACGTCTTGAATATTATAATCAATAAATGTTTGCCAATCGTCATCTGAAAGAGCAGCGAGATTAGTATTGCCGTAATCTACTTTTTTCTCGTTTAACTCTAGTTCTCCAATAGCGTCTAACTTGTAACTTTCACGAAGTCCAACTGAAAACTTTTTATATACATCGAGATAGTCTAGTAATGATATACCTTCGATATACCATTTAGTTTGATCCCTACCAAACGTACCTTTAATAACTCTACTATGAACGTTACCAGTTGGAGATAATCGAGCTACCCATTCATCGCCTAATATGCGACGGCATCTATTAATAATATAAGGTATATCAAAGAACTCCGAGTTCCACCCGGATAAAATATCAGGGAAGTCAGACTCAAGGTATTCAATAAACTTTTTAAAAATTTCTTTTTCGTCCTTACAATGAATATACGCTACATCGTCCTGTGTATTCTTATAGGGTTTGAGTCCCCATGTTACGAACTTATCGTCTAAGGAATCATATATCGTAATAACATTACATACATGATTCGCAGTTTGTATATCCGGAAAGTCGTCAGGAGAATAAGTCTCAATATCGATAAACATCGTTTTAATCGGATGTTCATTAAATTCAGGTTCTTCATTTTCTTGCCAATACCTATCAACTAAAAATTGTTGAGGAGCCGGTAAATTCTCAAATACTCTTTTTATACCGGCGTCTTTAAGAAAGCGGTAGCGATTATATTGACTAGCGAACTTTTTCTTAATAAGCTTAGTACCGTATATCGATTCGTAGTTTCCATTGCCTTCGAGATAAAGATAAGGTTCGAAGCCTACCTTATAGCGAACCCGCTTGCCATGCTCGTCCCAGGTAAAGAGAGTTACTTCACTTTCACGGCCATTATATACTATATTACGATAACTCACGATACTATTATAACATAGTTCCTATTTAAACCAACTTTTTGTTACACTGTCAACATATTCATACCCCGTTGTAAAAGCTTTTGGTAGTCCATTAATACCGTCAATTATATTGCCGTTACTGAAGCATAAGACATAATGGTTTGGATTTCTACCTTGCTGTTTGTCCATTTCAAGATTAGTTGGTCTGATTGTTATATAAAACGTTTTGTAGTCTCTACATAACCAACAGTCATTACTTTGGTGTACAAATACTTGCCGTGATGGATCTTTAGATATGGTCATTTTACCCATACCTTATTATAAGGCTGTTCCTAGTTATATCTACTGAGATTTACTCTTTTAGGATCATCTACATTATACTGATATAGCTCAAGATAACAATCAATATTTTTATCATCTTCTAACCATCTTGTATTAGCATAGTTGGAAGCTTTCTTGCAAAAAGCTCTGTAACGTTTATTATCATGCAGAGTATTTTCAATCTGTGCAATCATTTCATCGCCTGTCTTAAATTTTATCGGAGCGTTTTCATATGTGCATAAATCTTGGCAAGCAATTGGTAAACCTAATGCACATGCTTCAATAAATTTTAGATCAGACTTAGAGCGATTAAAAGTATTATCTTCAAGAGGAGCAACTATCATATTTACGTTCAGGTCAAAAAGCTTATTACCATAATCATATAACCTTACCCATGGGTGAAATTCAATCTTACCGGCGTCGACTAGCGGTTTAAGTGATAGTGGATATGCTCCAAGAAATACCCATTGATATTTATCAACTGTTTTAGCAATGACTTGATTAACATGAAAGAAGTCATCTTTTTGCTTAATTCGATTCTCAACATCAAAGTGGGCTCCTGACCCGGCATAGAGAATTCTAGGTTTGCGTTTATTTCTTTCTAAACTCATCATTGTTCTTGATAAATCTGATCTATTTCCAAGCCAGAACTTTGGCATAAAATTAGGTACAACAGTAACGTTTTTATTACCGGTCTTATCCCTATAATAATCTCGCATGAATGGACAAGTAACTGTAATTTCGTCACACATAGCCATCATCTCTTGTGCTGATTCTCTAATCTTTGGATCAGTAAATGCTGTTTTATATTTGTTATAATCAGGAATGTCTTCTGCAAAACAAATATCATCAATTTCATAAATTAATCTAAAATTTTGTTGATCTGCTAACTTTCTTAAAAACTTGACGAAATCTAACTGCTGTGGCGTAGCTTGTCGTTGTATTCTTACCCCTTTAGTATGGGCATACTGCCTACCGTCACCATTCATTACTGTTGTACCGTGTACTACTGCTTTGCTGTGAGCGTTCATCACTTGCTCAGGCCATATCATTCTCCAGTGACCGCAACCAGAATAATCTGCATAATAATTTATAAATCTTGGTAGTCCTAATTCTGGCGGTTGTGGGGGTTGAGGAGCTACTTGTACCGGTCCTGGTGCCGGAGCCATCGTCATGGGTCTCATAGGCATCGCTGCGCCCA